AATACATTTGAGGGAACTCTCTCAATGATTGGCGATAAAATATTTAACTTTAAAAAAGTATTATTAGAAGCTGGATTCTTTGAAGAATTAAAAAGACAGTTTGGCGATTTAGATGAATTTTTAGAAAACAATTCAAAAAAAATAGATGAAATAGCAACAGCAATAGGACAAAATTTAGCCAATGCAGTAATAGGTGCAGTTAATTTAGGAAAAGATTTAGTTCCATTTTTATCTAAAGTTAAAGATCAATTAGTAGGTTTAAAAGAAACATTTGATACTTTACCAGCAGTTATGAAACAAGCTGGTATTATTGGTGCTTTGATGCTTGGTAAAAAAGGTATTTTAGGATTAGGTTTAATATTAAAAGCAATAGAAAAAGCAGATGAATTTGGAGAAAAATATGGAAATAAACCTTTAGTATTTCCTGAGATCAAACCATTTGAAAGTGAATTATCAATTCCTATTGAAGAAAAAGGAATTAAAAAAGTAAATGAAGAATTAGAATATACTAGAGAAATTATACATGAATTTGAACATGAATTATCTGTTCGTATTCCATCAGCTACACAAAAAGCACTAGAAAGATTTAAAGAATTAAACTCTGATGCTTTAGAAAAATTACAGAATAAAACAAAAAATATTAGAGACATTATTGCTGATACTGTTAATGATGGAATAAAAAATATGTCAAGAGGATTAGCTGTTGCATTTGTTACTGGAAATAAATTAACTGATGTATTTAAAAATATGGCAAGAACTTTAGCAATAAATGTTCTAAGTGCCTTAATAGAAATTGTTGCAAGAAAAGGTGTTGAACTAGCTATTGAAAAATTAATAACTGCTGAGAAAAGAAAACAAATGGCTTATTCATCAATGGGTGGTGGTGCAGATATGGGTGGTTCTTTATTTGGTTCTATTGGTAAAATTTTTGGTTTTGCAAAAGGTGGTGCAGTATCTAAAGGCCAACCAATCGTTGTTGGAGAACAAGGTGCTGAATTATTTATTCCAAACCAAACTGGTCAAATAACTCAAAATGCTAGAGGAACGGGTGGTGGAAGTACAACAGTTAATTTTAATATTAATACAGTAGACGCATCTGGCTTTGAAGATTTATTAGTTAGATCAAGAGGAACTATTACTCAATTAATTAATAATGCAGTTAATGAAAGAGGTAAGGAGAGTCTAATCTAATGGCTGGTGCATTTCCAATATCCTCTGCTAAAATTGAATCTTTAGGAATTAAATCAATTCAAAATACTATTATCTCTAAAACTGTATCTGGTAAGAAACTTGCTAGACAAATAGATGGCCAAAGATGGGGATTTACAGCTAGAATAATTACGGCAAAAAGAAGTGATGTTTATGGCGAACTTATGGCATTTATTGTTAAGCAAAGATCAGGCAAAGAAAACTTTACAATTATCCCACCAGAAGTCGAAGATGCTAGAGGTACAGCTAGTGGAACACCTAATGGTACTGCATCTGCTGGTGCTACATCAATTACTTTAGGTGGTACAGGAACAGGCACATTAAAAGCTGGAGATTTTATTAAATTTGCTAATCACGATAAAGTTTATATGGTCGTTGCAGATCAATCAGATATTTCAACAGGCTCACTTACTATTGAGCCACCTTTAACTACAGCAGTTTCTTCATCAAATATACAATATGATAATATTCCATTTACTGTACATTTGACTAACGATATTCAAGAATTTGGAGTTGTTGGTGCAGATAAAGATGGTAATGCTTTATATCAATTTGAATTTGATGTAGAAGAATCACTTTAATGAAAAAATATAAAATAACGCATAGAATAAGTGCCGATTTTATTGCTGAAGCTATTGTTAATGAAGATGAAATAGATACTTCAATAAACGATCTAAAGGAATATAAGAAACCTAATAGCAAATTTGAATATACTATGTTAAAAGGAACAGAAAGTGTAAATCAAACTAACTACGAATTATATGACGAGAAGCCTAACAACAGCGATAAAGAACCAATTAGCAACAAATGATATTAGACCAGTACATCTTATCACTATTGGGTTCAGCACTCCTGTTAATTTTACTGATTGTTCCTTTTCGCTAACATCATCAATATCAGGCTCATCAGTTACTTATAACGCATCAGATTTTGTATTAGGAATATCAGATTTTTCAGAGCAAACAGATGTAAGTAAATCTAGTATTAATTTAACTTTATCTGGTGCTGACCAAACATTCATATCAACAGTATTAAATGAAAATGTAATTAATGATGAGGTTAGTATATTTAGAGGATTACTAGCAAATGATAATACCTTAGTGCCTGATCCTTTTTTACTTTATAAAGGCAATATAGAAAACTTTGAAATTCAAGAAACAGATACATCTAGTGCAGTAGCATTATCTATTGTATCGCATTGGGCTGACTTTAATAAAAAGAATGGCCGTAAAACAAATAATACATCACAACAAAGATTCTTTAGCACAGATGTTGGTATGGATTTTGCCTCTCAAACAGTACAAGATATTAAATGGGGTAGAGCATAATGCAAGATATTATTTCTCTTTATAGAAACTATAATAGATATGATGATTGTTCAGATAATGATTTGATTAATTATCTTATGCCTAGCATATCTTTAAATCAATTTAAGAAACATTACGATAATAACAAATTAATAGGATTTACTAATTGGGGTCTATTATCTGATAAAGCACATAATCAATTTAAACAAACAGGATTAATAAATAATAAAGATTGGAACTCAGGTAATAATCTTTGGCATATAGAAACAATCTGCAAATATAATCTTAAAAATATTATGAAGTGGACTAAATCTTTTTTAACTAGACAGTTTGGAATAGGCAAAGAGATTAATTGGATAAGAATTAAAAACAATAAGATTATTAGAATTGTTACAAGAACTACTAAAGAGGCTTGGTTATAATGGGTGGATTTGTAAAAGCAGTAACTTCAGTTTCAAAATTCTTTACAAACATGAATCCTTTAGTCTCTTTAGGTATAACTTTATTTATATCTTGGGCATTAAGACCAAAAGTTCCTGAAATACAAGATTTTGGAACTAACCAATTTGATGACTTTGAAAGAGGATTATTAATTAATAAACAATCTAATGATGCAAACATTCCTGTAATTTATGGAGAAAGACTTACAGGTGGAACTAGAGTGTTCATGGAAACTTCAGGAACAGATAATACCTATCTGTATATGGCTATCGTTATGTCAGAGGGAGAAATAAACGATATAACAGAAATAAGAATTGACGATAAACCTGTTACATTTGCATCTAGCTTTGCAGATGGTACAGCAGTTGAAGTAGATAGTTCAGATGCTAATTTTTATAAAGATTCAGAAAGTTTAATTAGAGTAGAGCCTCATTATGGAACAGATGGTCAATCAGCATCAACATTATTATCAACATTAGATAATTGGGGAACTAATCACAAATTATCTGGCTTATGCTATTTAGCAATTAGGTTTAAATGGAATCAAGACGCATTTACAGGTATTCCAAAAGTACAAGCTAAAATACAAGGTAAAAAAGTTAGAACTTTTAATGCTAGTTTAGTAGAGCAATCGGCTACTTATGAAACTAATCCAGCATGGTGTTTATTAGATTACTTAACAGATACAAGATATGGAAAAGGATTACAAGATTCAGAAATAGATTTACAAAGTTTTTATGATGCTTCTGTAATTTGTGAAACTCAGGTAACTCCATATTCAGGTGGAAGTGATATTAATATATTTGATATTAATACTGCATTAGATACTTCAAAAACCATTATAGAAAATGTTAGAGAATTATTAAAAGGCTGTAGAGGTTATTTACCTTATAATGCTGGTAAGTATAATTTAATTATAGAAACAACAGGTACAGCAAATATTACATTAACTGAAGATGATATTATTGGTGGTTATTCATTATCAACCCCACCTAAAAATGAAAGATATAATAGAGTTATAGTTGGATTTGTAGACCCTGATAGAAACTATCAAGTGAATGAAACACAATTTCCACCAGTAGATGATTCAGGATTACCAAGTGCAGATCAACACGCAACAATGAAAGCAGAAGATGGTGGGTTTTTATTAGAGGGTAGATTTAATTTCACAACATTAACAAATCAATATCAAGCTGAAGAAATGGCTGAAGTTATTTTAAGAAGATCAAGAGAGGCTTTATCTTTAGGTCTTAATATTAATTTTAATGCTTATGATTTATCTATTGGAGAAATAGTAAATATCACACATAGTTCTATGGGTTTTTCTGCTAAACCTTTTAGAGTTATTGGTATTACATTTAATCAAGATTTTACAATAGGATTATCTTTAGTAGAACATCAAGACAATCATTACCAATGGTCGGAAAAAGGACAAGTACCTACAGTACCAACAACTAATCTTCCTAATCCATTTAATATTCAGCCACCAGCAAGTTTAACTTTAGATGATACATTAATTGAATATAACCAAACTCCACTTGTTGCATTAGATATTACTATAGGTGCAAGTACAGATAATTTCGTTGATTATTACCAAGTAGAATACAAGTTAAGCACAGATTCAGATTATATTATTCATACACAAGGAACAGGATTAACTCATAGAGTTTTAAATGTTAAAGAACAAGCTGTTTATGATGTTAGAGTTAAAGCTGTAAATAGTTTAGGTGTATCTTCAACTTATGTTTCTGCACAAAGAACTATTATAGGAAGTACTGAGCCACCATCAGATGTTACTGATTTTTCTTGCAATATTATTGGACAAGAGGCTCACTTAAATTGGGAACAGATACCTGACGTAGACCTCTCACATTATCAAATAAGATATTCAACATTAACAAGTGGTGCAGAATGGCAAAACTCAGTATCTTTAATTGAAAAAGTATCTCGTCCAGCCACAAGTATTTCCGTCCCAGCTAGGACGGGCAGTTTTCTTATCAAAGCGATTGATAAATTGAATAACTATTCTGTAAATGCAACTGTCATAGCAACTAATATTTCATCTATTGGAAATTTCAATGCAGTAACAACACAATCAGAACACCCTACATTTTCTGGTACAAAAACAAATCTAACATTAGAAAATGATACATTAAAACTTACTGATTTAAGCCAAGATGGAACTTATTTATTTTCAGCACCTATAGATATTGGTGGAATTTATACTTCAAGAGTAACAGCATCTATTACACAGTTTGCAGAAAACCCTACTGAATTATTTGATGATGGTAGAGGATTTAGTTTGTTTGATAGTGCAACAGGTTCATTTGATGGGGATTCTCCATCTAACTCTAATGCTCATTTAGAAATAGCTTTATCAGATGATGGAGTTACATATACAGATTACAAAAATTTTGTAATTGGGGATTATACATTTCGTTTTGCAAAATTTAGATTATATTTAATATCAAGAGATGGTGCAACAACACCTGTAGTAAGTGAAGTTTCTGTTACTATTGATATGCCTGATAGAATATTTAGTGGAAATGATATAGTATCTGGTGCAACTACTTATACTGTTTCATTTACAAACCCTTTTAAATCTGTTAATTATGCAGTAGGTATCACAGGCGAAAATATGGCAACAGGAGATTATTTTTTAGTTGAAAATAAAACTATTAATGGATTTGATGTTACTTTTAAAAACTCTAGTGATACAGCAGTTTCAAGAACATTCGACTATATTGCAAAAGGATTTTAACAAATGGCACAGCACGACTATACTATAAATAACCAAACTTTTCCTAGTTATAGAACTGACCACAATAACAGTTTATCTGCTATTGCAACTAATAATTCTGGTGCAACAGAACCATCTACTACTTATGCTTATCAATGGTGGTATGATACAAATTCAAATGCACTTAAAATCAGAAACGCAGATAATGATGCTTGGATTACTATAGGTACATTCGATCAAGCAACAGATTCAGTTACACTTACAGGAACACAAGTAACATTTCCAACTATTACATCAACATCTTTATTCGTTGAGCCTGATACAAACTCAGCAGTTACAATTAGTGGAACAAACTTTATATCAGTTCCAATCGTAGAGGCTATTAACGATAGCACAGGTCAAATCTATAGAGCAGTAGCAGTAACTTGGACAAACTCTACAACTCTTTCAGCAACATTTAACATACCTAACGCAGATTATTATGTAAGAGTTGAAAACAATGATGGTTATGCAGTAAGATCATCAACTGCTATTTTATCGGCAAGTTCTGCACCTACTTGGAGTACAGCATCAGGAAGTATTGGAAGTGTATCTGCTGGTTCAACAGTTTCATTATCAGTTTCAGCAACATCAGATTCTACAGTATCTTACTCAGAAACAACTTCAGTTTTAACTTCTAATGCTGACACACCAGCAAGTACAATGAATTTATCTTTAAACAGTTCAACAGGTGCAATCACAGGAACAGCACCAGAACCTACATCTGACACAACTTATAACTTTACTTTAAGAGCAACAGATGGAGAATCACAAACTGCTGACAGAAACTTTAGTATTACAGTATCTGTTGGAATTAA